CAATTGGAGGCAAAGATTAAACGAAGCACAAGGTTTTTAAAAGTGAAGTGTAAAAGCTGCGAAAACAGAAGAAAAAAAATTTTTAAGAGAATTCGCAAAATTTTTAAAAGGAGAAAGTAAATGCGAAATACAGAAATGATACCTAATGTACCAGTGGCGTTTCAACGCACACGGCGTACGAGCAAAGGGCGTGTATTAACGTCTGGGGATGCGGGCAAGATATTGCCATTAAAAGCAGATCCAATTTTGCGGGAAGAAGGATTTAGCGGAAACATTAATGTGTCGGTTGAAATGATGGAAACATCAGAAAAACCGGTAAACGCTATAGTCGCAAAAGCGATGACATATTTTGTACCTTATTTAGCGTTTGACCAGTTTAACGGGTCAATAGATGAGCTTAATAGAAGTTATAGCAAGGAAACCGGAATAGCGGGGTCGCAAGTCGATTTTTTTGAAAAAAATAAATACTATAACGGTTCGGCGGTTGTTACGGATAGTACTCCAACTGATATGGATACGGGCGATAACGGCAGAGCCGAATTTTATGGAACAATGGGTATTCATCACGGCGCAGCTGATATGAATAATAGTTATGTGCAAGCATATAACGCAATTGTAAACCATAGACGCAAAGCAAGGTCAGTAAGTTTAGCAACGCGAAACGAATTTGAGCATGATTTAGCGGAAGCATTCTGGCCAAATAGCGGAAACAGCCATATTATGGCAGATTTTGACCAAAAATTAGTGGATGGGGAAGTTAGTTTAGCAGGATTAACTTTTCAGGCGCCAATAAAATCAGAAGCATTAGGATTATTAGGCAGTGGCAGCGCAAGTGTAGCTAATACGTCAGATCATGGTTCAAATACAAACAGAACACATTTTCCGACATCTGGTTATCAAGATGTTGGAGATCATTTTTTGTTTGAAGATATGTTTGCAGAATTAACATCAGGCGGCAACGCAACAATGTCATTGGCAGACATTGAGCAAGCAAGAAAAACAGCAGCGTTTGCAAAAATAAGAGCCGCATATGATGGAATAGATGACGAATATATAATTGATCTGTTAATGCAAGGCATAACTGTACCAACAGAAATGATGAAACAGCCAATGCTGCTAGGTCAACAAACAGGAATGTTTGCATTTGCACAACGGTATGCAACCGATAGTGGAAACCTAGATGACACAGCCACAAACGGGTTTGTGCAATTAGGTTATAGAGTGCGTGCACCTAGAACATCAGTAGGTGGTATTGTGATGACAACGCTTGAAATAGCGCCAGAACAATTGTGGGAACGCAAAAAGGATTACTTTTTGTACACAACAGACACAGACAATCTACCAAATGCGTTACGGGACAGCCTAGACCCTGAAAAGGTGTCAGTGGTGAAGAAAAACCATCTGGACGTTAATCATAGTACACCAGATGCAACATTAGGATATGCGCCGTTAAATCACGAGTTTAATCGAGATGATATACGGGTTGGCGGTAAATTTTACCGACCATCAAATGACGCATACACAGAAGTACGATCAAGAATTTGGACGAATGAAACAAGCGATCCAAGTTTGTCGACGGACTTTTACCTTTGCACAAATTTACACAAGAAAATTTTTGCAGATCAGGTAAGCGATAGTTTTGAGATCACAGCTGTGAGCGATTTAACTGTCGATACGAATGTAGTCTTTGGAGATCGTCTGATAGAAGCAGATGCGACATCTGATTACGAAACAATTACAAACTTAGTGGATGCGCAGCGTATCAGTAAGTAAGTAATAGGCGCAGGGGGCCTCCCTGCCCTGCGCCACTTTACACAAAAATTAAACAAAAGGTGATGAAATGAAACATTTTAAAGTGGGTGTTATAGACCATTGGAGCAATTACAACGCAGGCGAAGTTATTGCATTCCCAAGCAACAGACCGAGACGCGTAGCGTTTGAGGTCATTGCGAACAGTCCCATAGAAGTATGGGTAGATGTGAATTCGAGCGATCTCAGCAAGGCAAAGCTTGTGGCCAGTGGCGACGACAAGATGTCAGTCGAATACACCGCAAAAGCTGATTCATGGGTGCTTATAAAGGCAGACAAGAAAGCCCAAGTATGGGTGAATCTGCCCGATCTGGATCAGTCGGTTGAGAAAACGGTAGATGAAGAGTTTGTGAACTTGGAACCACGCATACGCGAAAACAAAGAGTTTGCGCAAATGGTGGAAATAATGAAGTTAAACAAACAGCATTTTGACGCACAAATGAAAGACGAGCGAACACAGCTCGCTGAATTGAGGCAGCAAATAGCAGCAATGCAGGCAGAAAAAACAGAAGTAGTGGAGGAAAAAGAAGAGGATGTTTCCGAAGCTGATACCACTACTTAAGTTTTATCGTTGGGTGCGGTTTTTAGACCGCATCCAATACCTAGCCAAAGGGCTAGCGCATAAAACGCATACAGACGCAGCTATAGACCTAATAGACGACAATGCACACAAGAACATACATGTTGTTATAGACCAAAGTGAAAACGAATATATGTGGGTTCACCCACAGATAGTTGATTTTTGGAAAGCAATGCATAAAGAGTGCAAAGCGCGTAAGATACCGATAAGAGCGTTCGAATTTTTGAGATCGCGCGAGCGGCAGGACGAATTGCACGCTGAGGGAAGGTCTAATGCAAAAGCAGGACAGAGCCCACACCAGTATGGTTTGGCA